CGCCCGCAAAACCAGCGGCGTGGGACTCACCGACCACAACATCTTGCGCCGCAGCGGTTTCAACGTCTCCAGCCCCCGCGCCCCCTGGAAAATCCGCGACAAAATCACCTGCGTCAACACCGCCCTCCTGGATGCCTCTGGTGCACGCCGCACCTACATCCACCCGCGCTGCAAAGAGTTAATCAAATCCCTCAGAACACTAACTTATGCACCTAACACCGGCCTTCCCAACAAAAACTTAGGCGTAGACCACGCTTTCGACGCCTTCGGCTATCTTTGCCTCCAACAATTCAACCTCGCCAAGATCGGCACCCTCGGCCAAACCTCCTACCGCCTCTACTAATCCCCCATAAAATATCTATATCGCTGGAGCTACATGCCTCTAAAGCGCGGCTATTCCGAGAAAACCATCTCCGAAAACATTCGGATGTTGGTGAAGGAGGGTTATTCCCAGAAGCAAGCCGCCGCTATTGCGTATGAAACAGCTCGCAAGGCGAAAAAGTCTGCCTCCAAGAGGAAAAAGTAGTTATGGCCGCCAAAAAGAAGGGTCTTTACGCAAACATCGCCGCCAAACGCAAGCGCATTGCCGCTGGCTCAGGCGAAAAGATGCGTAAACCCGGCTCCAAGGGCGCCCCAACTGCCAAAGCCTTCAAGGAAGCCGCCAAAACCGCCAAAAAACGGAGGAAATAGTCATGGCCAACGTCGGTACAACCCAAATCGACCGCTTTACCAACACGGTCGAGCACACGGGCAACGTAATGGACGCCTTGGACGAGTGGTTTGAGGTCCACGCCCACTCCGCGTCTTACACCTTTGCCGCCAACGTCACCAGCGAAGCCAACTTCACACTGGCACTAGAGGCCAACTTCAACGGCAACGGCGCCTGGTTCACGATTGACACGGGCAAAACAATTAACACTGCCGGCCAATACGTGTACTTCTACGACGGCCGTCCCGCCACAAGAGTCCGAATGCGCGTCGCCTCAATCTCCTCTGGGACGGTATCGCTAACCCCGCACATTGTGGTTGGTTACCACGGCTAAAACTGCGCCGTGGATTCTCACAGTTAAAGAGTTAGACTCCGGGATATAGACCCTTCCCCTGTCTAGTCATGGCCATTCTTCGCGGCGAAGAAGGTTCTGTTCAGTTCGATGCTGCTGGCTCTACCAACGCAACCATCGTTGGCACCCGCAGCTGGACGCTGAACATTACCAAAGACACCCTTGATGTCACCGACCACGGCGACACCTTCCGCTCCTTTGTTGGCAGCCTGATCTCCGGTTCCGGCACCGTCGAGCTGGTTTACAACGCCGATGCCACCGGCCAACCCGGCTTCATCGAAGACGTGCTGACCACCGGCGACACCGCAGACGCCACCTTCGAGCTGTTCACCACCGGCAGCACCTCCGGTTCCGACTCCGTGAGCTTCGCTGGAATCATCACCAGCATGGACATCGCCTCCACCGTGGGCGATCTGGTGGTTGCCACCTGCAACTTCGTGACCAGCGGCACCATCACCGGCAACCTTGAATAAGGAACTGCCAGGAGGCTGAGATCATGGGAACCCGCATCTGCCCCGGTGGTTGTACCCACATGGAGGTGGATGCGGAAACTCGCATGACCACAGCCACCTTCACTTTCTTGACCCCCACCGACCCCGGCGACTTTGGTGCGTTAATGACGCGCCTCGCCAGCGGCGTGGAGGTAATGATCGAAGTGGAGGATGAGGACGATGATTGAGCGTCGCGGCGAAAAATTTGCTGGTTACAACAAACCCAAGCGCACCCCGAACCACCCGACCAAATCCCATGCCGTCTTGGCCAAGGAAGGGGACAAAGTGCGGTTAATCCGCTTCGGGCAACAGGGAGTCAGTGGCTCACCGGCACGCAAGGGCGAGAGCGAGGCAGCAAAGAATCGCCGCGAAGCTTTCAAAGCACGTCACGCGAAGAACATCGCAAAAGGCAAGATGTCAGCCGCTTATTGGGCGGATCGCACCAAGTGGTGACTAAATGACTTACTCCGTCCCTGGCCGCATCCGAACCCATCTCGTCAGCTCCACCTACATGGGCGGATCTGACAACCCCTTCACGCGCACAGCCGCCGTGATGGACCAGATGAAAGGCTGGGAAATCATGAAGGCCGTCACGCTTGGGACGGAATACCTGCGCGAGAACAGCGAAGCCTTCCTCCCGCTGGAACCCCGCGAGGACTACACCGCCTACCTCGCCCGCGTAAACCGCGCTGTCTTCTCGCCTTACACGCAGCGACTGATCCGCGCTGCCGCCGGCCTAATCCTGCGTAAACCCGTCACGCTGACCGGCGACCCCTACTGGAGCGAAGTTTTCGCCAAGAACGTCGATGGTTGCGGCTCCGACCTAGACGAGTACGCCCGCCGCAGTTTGATCTGCGCGTTGACCTACGGCCACAGCCACACCCTGGTCGATTTCCCAGCCCCGACTGGCGCCCGCAGCCTCGCCGAAGAGCGTGCCCTCAACCGCCGCCCCTACTGGATCGAGATTGACCCCGCCAACATCTACGGCTGGCGTCTCGACCGCGAGGTCAACTACGGCAACTTGATCCAAGTCCGCATCGCAGAAAAAGCTGTCCTCCCCGACGGCGACTTCGGCGAAAAGGTGTACGACCAAGTCCGCGTCATCGAACCCGGCCGTTACCGCATCTTCCGCCAGACGGAAACCAAGAAAGAGCAGGTCGGCGGCTTCCCCTATCCGAATGCCTTCGATGCAACGACCAGCACTTCTGACTTTGAGCTGGTGGAATCCGGCGATTACAGCCTGGGCGAAATTCCGCTCGTCACGCTGTACTCCAACAAGACCGACACGCTGGTCAGCAAGCCCCCGCTGCTGGACATCGCTTACCTAAACCTGGCCCACTTCCAGCGCCAAGCCGACCTCATCCACAGCCTCCACATCGCCTCCCAACCCATGCTCGTCCTTGAGGGCTGGGACGACCAGACCAAGGACATGGCGGTCAGCGTGAACTACGCAATGGCCACCCAACCGGGCAACAAGGTCTACTACGTGGAGCCCGCATCTAGCGCATTCGAGGCCCAATCCAACGAAATCCGCGAACTCCAGCAGCAGATGTCCACTCTGGGCATCAGCACCCTGAGCCAGCAGAAATTCGTCGCGGAATCTGCCGACGCCCGCCGCCTCGACCGCGTAGACACCAACTCCATGCTGTCCATGGTCTCCATGGACCTGGAGCAGACCCTGCAAGGCGCCTTCAACCTGGCCGCCCGCTACCTCCAGCTGGAGCCACCCGAAGTCAAGATCAGCCGCGACTTCGACCTCGACCGTCTAATCGGCCAAGACATCACCGCTTTGAACGCCCTCTTCGAGCAAGGCGTAATGGACCGCGACGAATTCCGTCAAATCCTGGTCCAGGGCGAAATTCTCCCCACAGCTACCGAATCCACGGCCGAAGAGGAACTGCTGGAAACTCCTGAGCAGGAAGTAGCAGAAGACGAAATGCTCTAGTGCAGTAAAGTATTACTGCACTGTGTATCTTTGTCATGGCTCTATCGCTTGACGAAGTTCTGCAACCAGACGGCACCTACAAGTGGCAACTTGTGGATTTGAACGACGCCTATGTCGGTCGTGCTGATGCTGCGCCTGTAGAACCCCCCAAGGCAAAACGCCGCACCAAGACCGAAGACACCACTCCCCAAATCACTAAGGACGAATACTGAGTATGGAAGAGCAAGTCATCCAGGAATTTCCCGTGGAGACTCCTGCCCAGCCTGTGGCTGGAACCGACACCGCTCCCCAACCTGACCAATCAGCTCAACTTCGAGCTGAGTATGAAGGTCAGCTTGCTGCGTTGAAGACTCAGGCGGTCGAAGCCGAGGAAAAATTCCAAGGCATCAAGGCCAAGCTCGACGAGGTCTACAAAAAGCAGGACGACCAGCGCAAGAAAACGCTGGAAGACCAAGGCCAGTGGAAGGATCTCTGGGAGGAAGCCAACAAAACCGCCCAAGAAAAAGACCTTCAAATCGCCGAACTAAACCGCCAGCTGGAGGAACTCCGTACTTCCAACGAGCAGGCCACCATCCGCACCAGCGCTCTGTCTGCGATCAGCCAATCTGGCGCGATCAACGCGGAGCAAATGCTGCAACTCCTGCAAAACAATCTCCGCAAAAACGACACCGGCAGCGTTGTCATTTTGAACGGCGGCGTGGAGCAGGATATCAATACTTACCTCTCCAACCTCAAGAACCCCGGTTCTGGATTCGAGCATCATTTCAAGCCAAGCAGTGCAGCTGGAATGGGCGCCAAGCCCACTCCAAACGCGACGATTGCGCCTGGAATGACTAATCCTTACAAGGAGGGTAGTATTAACCTAACGAGGCAAATGGCCTTGGAAGCTAGCGACCCCGATCTTGCAGCTGTGCTCAAGAGAGAGGCGGGTCGTTAAGTCCCCGTGGGACACCACTCAAGTCTGTGACTTGAACCACGTAAACCTTTCCCCTGGAGTTTGAAATGGCCGCGCCGTTTCAGAACTATTCCGGCGGTGTCCTTCTGGCGGACATCGTCAAGCGCAATAATCTCAGCACCTACGTGTCTGAGGCGATCAAAGAGCGCAGCCTCTTCCTGAAGAGCGGCGCCGTTGTTCGCAACGCCCTGCTGGATGCCCGCGAAGGCGGCACCCGCATCCAAGTTCCCGAGTTCAACCCCGTGTCTCCCACTGAGGAGATCATGAACGGGACCGCCACCTGGGGCACCAGCACCGCTGGCTACCTGACCCCCCAGAAGATCGGCACTGCCACCCAAATCGCCACCATCTGCCATCGCGGTTTCGCGTATGCCGTGGATGACGTTGCGATGCTCGCGGCCGGTGAAGACCCCATGCTTCACATCCGCAACCAGCTGGCCGATGCCATCAACAAGCTGAACAGCGCCCGCCTGTTCTCCCAGCTTGCTGGTCTGTTCGGTTCCGCCCTGAGCGGCCACTCCCTGGACGTTGCTGTTGGCGCCACCAGCGGCCAAGCCGAAGCCAACTTCCTGACCGCTGCCACCGTGGCCCGCGCCCGCGCCCTTCTGGGTGAGCGCGGCGACGAGCTGGACACCCTGGTTGTCCACCCCTCCGTCGGCTTCTACCTGTATCAGGTTGGCCTGCTGACCTTCTCCACCTCCGCACTCGCCGCTTCCGGCGCTGTGACCTGGGGTGGCGGCGGCGTCGGCGTTGGTGCACGTTCGATCGGCGAATTCGCCGGTATGCGCGTGATCATGGACCCCGCAGTCAACACTGTCCGTCCTGGCACCAGCACCCACGTCAGCGAGTTCCGTTGCTTCCTCGCCAAGGGCGGCAGCATCCTCGAAGGCGTCCAGCAGGACCTCCGCATCGAGGCCGACCGCAACATCCTGTCCAAGCAGGACGTGCTCTCGGTTGACTACCACTCTGCCTACCACGTGATGGGCACCAAGTGGACCTCCGCCAACGACAACCCGACCAACGCCACCCTGGCCACCTCGGGCAACTGGAGCGCCACCTACGACATCGACCTCATCCCCGTCGTCGAAGTCATCGTCAACACCCCTCTGGACACCACCGCTATCCCCTAACTAGCGGTTTCAGATCCAACCTCGGCCCCACTTCGGTGGGGCTTTTTTATTAGCGCTACACTGCAAGAAAGTACGTGTAGTAGTTGTGGCCGCCACGATCAACGCCACATTGAGTAGCGCCTCCGCTAACAGCTATGTGACGCTGGCCGAGGCAAATACCTATTTCGAGACCGTACCCAGCTCCGCCACCTGGGACGACAAAACCGACGACCAAAAGAACCGCTCGCTAATTTCCGCGACCCGCTGGATCGACAGCCTGAACTTTTACGGCGACCGCTGCGACAACGACCAAGCGCTGAAGTGGCCCCGCAACAATTACCACGTCGATAACGTCGAGCTGGTCTGCAGCGCCATCCCCGCCGACATCAAATACGCCACCTACGAGCTGGCACGCGCATTAGCCAACGACACCGGCGCCATCACCGACGCCACAGGCGAAACCGGCCTCTACGAAGCCGTCAAACTGGGTGACATCGAAGTCAAATACAACAAATCCAGCCAAGCTGTTGGCACCATCAACAACGTCTTCGATGTTTATCCTTGGCTGCAGTCTTATCTCGGTGCTTATTGCCTTGGAGGTAGCGGCAGCTATCAAGTACGTGTTGTGAGGGGTTAATCATGGCCGGAGCACTCGACAGCCTCTTCAAAAGCGTCGCCAAATCGGTGGTATCAGACCTTGGTACTGCTCTCGACACCAGCATCACTTACACCCGCAAAGCGTCCCCTAGCTACAACTACGCAACTGGCGCACTAACCACAACCGACACCAGCTACTCCAGCATCAAAGTCCCCGTCGAATTTGTCGTTTCTCAGGAAGAAGAAGGACGCGAAGAACGCCAAGCCAAGATTTACATCACCCCAGACAAAATTGGAGGTAACCAGCCCACCTTCGAGGACCAAGTCACTCTTAGCTATGCCGGTGCCTCTCGAACCGCGCAGATAACCGACATCCGCACTTATCGCGGCGGTCAAGAGTATCTCTACATCCTGCTGGTGCGCTTCTGATGGGACGAGATATTAAGCACATGAAAAAAGACCTTATGAATCGTCTGGAGGACGATCTAAATGGTCTTATTCAGATTGCGCTCGACGAACTCGCAACCCCGGAAGTTAGCCCTGTGTTGACGGGCTTTTTTGCTTCTAGCTGGAAAGCAGCTACCAGCCGCCCCCGTGCCCGCGACGAACGAGAAAACTTCAGCCCTTGGGACAAGATCGAAACCGTTACTATGCCTAGCGGTTATGTAAAACTCGCTTCAGGCAGCCAACCAATCATCCAGCCCCGCCATTCGGTCCCCCGATTCAAATTGAACCAGTCCGTATTTATCGGTAACACCGTTAAATACGCCTCAGACGCACTTGCGTCGCCCAAAAACAACATCTCGAACTATGTGCAGGGCGAATTCAAAGACCTAGTGAAGTACGTTTTTAGCGATAAGAAGTCCCCAACCCGCATCCGCGTCGCGTCTGGTCAAGGTAGCGGTGGTAGGAATCTGTTCAATCTGTTCTCCCCTGGGACTAAGTATGTTTCCTATGAGGTTCCGGGAGAATCATCATGACGCTAGTAAACGCTCGCGCTGCCTTCGAGAAAGCAGTTACCGACGCAGTCAGCGATGCCGACAGTGCCGTGAGGATGGTGTACGACAACGTCACCTTCACCACCCCTGGAAAAAGCACGAAGTACGTGCTCATGTCGGTCAACTTCAACCGATCCACGCTTCAAACCCAAGGCGCCGCCCAGGATTATTACTCCGGGGTAATCCAGTGCACTGTCTACGTCCCCAAAAACGCTGGAACGAGCGTGTTGTCTGCAATTAGCGAGGCCATAATTGACGGCCTGACATCCGTCAACGCAAGCGGCTACACCGATACCTACAGTGCATCCCCTCGTGTGCTCGACATTGTCGGCCCCACCCCGATCAATACGGAGGACCGCTCGCACTTCATCGGCATCGTTTCTTGCCAATTCACCGCACGGGCGTAGTATTCTGTAGTAACCAACAACTTCATTTATGCGTGCTACCGAACTGCTCCGTAACAAGTTCGGAGTCAGCCAGCTCTACAAGCACGAAGTCAAAGTCGAAGGCGAAGTCGTGCTGGAGATCTACTGGCACCCCTTGACCATCGCCGAGCGCGAGTCAATCCAGAAAAAATCCGACTCCGAGGACGCCAACGACTTTGCTCTGAGCCTAATGATCGAGAAGGCTCTCGACAAAGACGGCAAGCGCTTGTTTTCCGACGGCGAACGCGCTGCTCTGCGCCGCGATGTCGAAGCCAGCATTCTCCAAGAAATCCAGCTGGCGATGCTGACTTCTGGCGCCGAAAACAAAGTGGAGGAAGCGAAAGCCGCCCTCAAAAGCTAATAAAGACTGGTTCTTCATTTACTTCCTCGCCAAAGAGCTGGGTCAGACAGTGACCCAGCTTTCTCAGAGCTTGACGACCGAGGAGCTTGTCGGCTGGGCGGCGTTCTTTGAACTCCGCAACGAAGAAGAGCAGAAGTCGATGGATCAGGCCAAGATGAAAGCCCGTACCGCGTCAAGGTAGTCGCAGTAGACTGGGGCACAAGACCCCTGGCGCACCACAGTGGCTGAATATAACGTCGATATTCTTGTAAAGGCCAAGATCCAGCAGGCTGAGCGTGCGCTCGACGCGCTAAAGAAGAAGATTGACAGTATATCTAAAAACCCTGTAATAAAAGTAGGCGCACGTGGTATACAAGACCTTAAAACATACAGTGGTGCACTTAAAGATTTAGGGCTAAAAGGAGCCGCCGTTCGCGGAGGTTTGGCCGCCGTCACTCTGCAACTTGGCAAGTTTGGGAACGTCACAAAAGCGGCTACAGGTTTTGCAGCCACCCTAACAAGTGGGTTGGGCGGCCTTGTTGCCAAGACAACGGCCGTTGCCGCTGGCTGGGGAACTCTCGGCACTGCAATTGCTGCTTCAGGGCAAGCTTTTAATCTTACCACAAAGGCAACAGCCGGGGTCGAACAAGTTCTTGGGCAAGTACTCGCAACCCTGGGGCAGCTGCCTGCCACATGGGGAGCTGCTGCGATTGCAGCACTGGCGTTTGCCCCACAAGTTGCAAAAGCCGGGACAGCGCTAAACAATGCCGTTGGAGAAAAAGCTACAAAATCTATTGCAGCAACAGTACAACAATTTAATAACTTAAACGAGCAAGTTAAATTTACGGCTACATCTTTTCAAGACTTAATTAAAGGTTCTACACTTAATCAATTAAACGCCCAATTACAGGACGCTAACCGTCAAATAGGAGCGTACCGTTCAAATACTGAAGAAGCGAGAGTATCAGCTCAGCAACTTCTAGCTGTAACCAAAGCGCAAGTAGCAGAACAACGAGCAATAAATGATTTAGTGCGGCAAACTCGTGGCATAACACAAACAGAACTAGAAGAATCCAAAGCTATAAAAACTTTGGAGACTAAGCGACGCAAACAAGCTTATTTAACCGAAGAAGCAAATAAGTACAATCTCGAAATTGACGAGTACAACCGTTTAGCGCGGGAAGCAGCAGAGGTTACTAAAAAGTGGGAACAGAGCCTGAGAGCTGCTAACACGGCCGCTAAAGCAGGTGTTCTAGGCAGCACTAACCAGATTCGTGCGCGTCTCCAAGAGATGCGTGAAAATCGTCAATCGGCGGAGATTGCACGCCAACGCTCCGCCGTGCTGATGGGTACTTCAGGCGCAATGCAAGGCCCTGGTGCTCTGGGTGACGTTGCCCGCGCAGAAGCAAACAGGGTAGCGCTGCGAGCGCAAGCTGTGAAATTGCTGGAACAAGAGCGCCAGAAGGCCCAACAAAATATCCAGTTAATGCAGAACTGGACCAATGTTCTACGACAGGGACCAGTAATCCTCACGGATATGCAGCGCCTTCGTGCGAAGGAATTGCAGGACAGAAAAGATGCCTTTGTAGTTGCTAACAGAGAACTACAACTTGAAATTAAATTGCGAAATTTACAAGAAGGACGAACGGCACGCGCAGGTTTAAGAAAGTCTGCTCAGGGACGTCTTAGTTCTGCAGCAATCGGTGGTGCATTCCCGCTGTTGTTTGGTCAAAGCGGTTTAGCAGCCGCAGGCGGCGCTATCGGCGGTTTGCTTGGTGGCGCGGGTGGTGGTTTTGCAGGTTCTTTGGTTGGCACCTTAATCGGTGATCTAATCAACGTTAAAAACGGCATCAAAGAGCTAGCCCGAGAAATGGGCTTAGGTGCCGAGGGCACCAAGCTTTTAGGTCAAGCATTTAGACAGGCTGGGGCAGACGCCGATAAATTCCAAGCAGCAGTCCAGAACATCAGAGGCGTCGGTTTTGTTGATCGTGACGAACTAACAGTTATCCAGCTTGCTTCAAGACTTACAGAAGACTACGGCGGCAAGGTAGATAGGCTTTCTCAAGCCTACGCAAACATTGCAAGTACGGGTAAATCTAGCTTGGCAGATATAAATAAGTTTACTGCTCAAGGCGTCCCTATCCTTAAGCAACTAGAGAAAAACCTCGGCGTAAATCGTCAAGAACTACTCAAACTAGCTAAAGATGGAAAAATCAGCGCTCAACAAGTATCCGATGCACTTATAGACATTGCCAATGCCGGAAGAGACTCCAGCTTGGAAACCGAAGATGCTTGGTACGATTCTTGGAAGAGTATCAAGGATAGTGCCAACAAATCTTTGAACGCAATAAAAGTAATTTTGCGACCTTTTGTATCTGACATTAAAAAAGTTGCCTTGAAGATCATGGAGTACTTTGCTGAGGTGTACAAGTTTGTAGTTGAGGGAGCTGTAAAAGCTGCAACTGGAATGACCCGGGCCTTTGCCGGAGGCTTTGAGGGGCTAGCGGACAAACTTACGGAGCTAGACAAGCTCCCTGGTGTACGACAGTTTCTCGGTGGGGATGGATTACTGCAAGATGCAAAACGCCTTAGAGCTGCCGCTAAAGATTTTCGAGGCAGTGCTGACGAGTTAGAAGGGGTGCTAAAAACCCCAGAGCTTGAGCCACTTGCCAAGCCGACACTACCCGGCCTCCAAGAACTCTCCAGAGACAAAACCACAACCAAAAAAGGACGCGAAAGCCAGTTGGCACAACTGCAAAATGCCTACATTTTGCTCGTGGAGCAGACAGCTGTCCAAAATGAACTGTACGCCGCACAACTCAAAGGCAACGAAGTTGCTGCCGTTCAACTGAACAAAAAACTAAAACTTCTTGAAATCAGCAAACAAGAAAGAGACGTTAATTTAGAACGCATACCTGCCCAAGAGAAAGCTGTTAAGTTACAAACTTTGCAAGTAGAAAAGTACCGTGCAGAGCTAGAAGCGCTATACCAAATTAGCGTTATTGAGCAAAAAATTAACGATGCACGTGATGCAGCTTTAGGAGACAGCAATGCGCGTATAAACCAGTTACAAGCAGAAATACAAGGACGTGGACGCGACTATGAGCTGACCCAGCGTATTCAAGAGCTTGAAAAAGCCGGTGTTGAGAATGCCGCAGACCAAGCAAATGCAGAGTTCCAGCTCTTGGACATTAAAAACCAGCAAATCGAAGCACAGCAACAATTAAATAGCCTTGTAAATCAGCTTGGTACATCTACGACAAAGGTGTTTGAGGACCTTATTTTTGCGACCGACTCTTGGCGTCAAAGTCTTGCCAATGCTTTGCAGACAATGGCAAGCGCCTTGTTCCGCTTCGGACTCAACACACTTGCCGACGCGGGAGATCCTGCGGGCCAAGGGGTCGGGCTGTTCAGCATCCTTGCAGGCAGGTTTGGTAAGAGGGCTAACGGCGGACCCGTAACTTCCGGCTCGCCTTACCTCGTCGGTGAGCGCGGCCCGGAGCTGTTTGTCCCTGGCGCCAGCGGCAACATCGTTCCGAACAACGCGATGGGCAGCAGCAACATCGTCGTTAATGTGGATGCAACCGGATCCAGTGTCCAAGGCAATGGGGACGAGTCCAAGCGTCTGGGCGAGGCCATCGGCATTGCCATCCGCCAAGAGCTGATCAAACAGAAACGTCCCGGAGGCTTGCTCGCGTAATGGCCACTTTCCCCTCGATCACTCCCCGCTACGGCGCCCAAAAGACCAGCCGCCCCAACACCCGCACGGTGCAATTCGGCGACGGCTACCAACAGCGCCTGCTGTACGGCATCCCTTCGCACATGAATCCGAAGGAGTGGAACCTGACTTGGGAAGTGTCCGAAACCGACGCCGACACCATCGAGACCTTCCTGAACGCCCGCGCCGAGGATTCCGCCAGCTTCGACTGGACGCCACTAGACGAAACCACGGCATATAAGTGGATTTGCCCAGAGTGGAGCAAGACCATTCCCTATAACAACCGTGCCACGATCACAGCCACCTTCCGCCAGGTCTTTGAGCCCTAATGGCGATTCCGGTTTCTGAATTACAGAAGATCAACCCAAGCAGCATCATTGAGCTGTTTGAGCTTGAGCTGTTTGCCAACATCCACGGCAGCGCCTTCACCTACCGCTTTCATGCTGGCACCAACGCACTGACGACAAACGGCGACATCGTTTGGGACAGCAATACCTACAGCAAGTTGCCCATTGAGGCTGAGGGATTTGAGTACAACGCCGAAAGCGGCAGCCTGCCCCGTCCGACAATCCGCGTCGCCAACCTGCTGGGCAGCATCACAGCAATTCTGCTTGACGTAAATACCACCACGGCAGGCAACGATCTGACTGGTGCCAAGCTGACCCGCATTCGCACCTTGGTGCGTTACATCGACGGTGCAAATTTCACTGGCGGTACCAATCCTTACGGCACCCCAGACACCACTGCCAAGCTGCCTTCTGAGATTTATTACGTCGCCCGTAAGGTCACAGAAACCAGAGATCTTGTTGAGTTCGAGTTGTCCGCAGCTTTTGACCTCGCTGGTGTTCGCGCCCCCAAGCGTCAGTGCAGCGCCAACCTTTGCCCGTGGATTTACAAGGGTTCCGAGTGCGGTTACAGCGGCAGCAGTTATTTCGACGAGAACGACAAAGCGGTGACGGCTTCTGCCGACGACAAATGCGGCAAACGCTTAAGCAGCTGCCAAGCACGATTTGGCTCCACTGCTGAATTGCCTTTTGGTGGCTACCCCGGCATTGGAGCATTTAACGGATGAACCCGACCGCTAAGGCTGCAGCATTGGAACACGCCAAGGCGGAAGATCCACGCGAAGCTTGCGGTTTGCTGGTGGTCATCAAGGGTCGCAAGCGCTATGTCCCATGCCGGAATCTGGCAGAGGGCAATGAGTTTTTCATTCTTGACCCTGTTGATTACGCCGCCGCCGAAGACAAGGGCGAAGTTGTTGGCGTGGTGCATAGCCACCCGGTCACGCCACCGATTCCAAGTGAGGCTGACAAGGTTGCTTGCGAGAAATCTGGCTTGCCCTGGTACATCGTCAACCCCAAAACCGAGCAATGGGGCGAGCTGTCGCCTGAAGGCTACAAAGCACCTCTGATTGGGCGGTCATGGGTTTGGGGCGTCAGCGATTGCTGGACGCTGGTCCGCGACTGGTACGGCGAGCAGGGAATTGAGTTGCCCGACTGGGATCGTCCGACGACTCCAGAAGAGTTCAACCAAAACCCAATGTTTGATGACTGCTGGCGTGAGGCTGGCTTTTACGAGGTGGACATTGCCGAAATGCAGGCTGGCGACGCCATGTTGATGGCGATTGACTCCAACAAACTGAATCACGTCGGCGTCTACATCGGTGACCAGCTGGTGTTGCATCATTTACGTGGTCGCCTGTCCAGTCGTGACTTATTGGGCGAGTGGCTTTTAAAATGCACCGGTAGGGTCTTGCGTTATGGAAAAGGAAATTAGGCTCTACGGACCACTGGCCAAGTTCATCGGTCAGCGCAAGTTTTTAGCGGAAATCAGCAGCGCAGGCGAAGCGGTCAGGATGCTGCTGGCTAATTTCCCCGGACTGGAACGCCACATGGTAGACCAGCATTACAAGGTAATAGTTGATAACTACGAAACTGATTTAGATGAGATCCACTATCCCGCTAGTCAAACAATCAAGATCGTTCCTGTACTGGGCGGTGCTGGTGGTGGGACGGGCAAGATTTTGGCTGGTGTCGCCTTAGTTGCGGCTGCGATACTTGCCGGTCCAGCCGGATCTGTCTTTGGCTTAGGCGCGGCATTCGGACAAACTGCAACATTTGCAGGAGGCATTGTTGGTGGTGCCTTTGCAACCGCGGTCGGCTCAATCGGTGTCGCCCTGGTTTTGGGCGGTGTTTCACAGCTGCTATCACCTACGCCTCAACTGGCTCAGATTGGTCCAGCTTCTCAGTCACTAGGCGGCGGGCGCACTACAACAACAGAAGGCACTGAAATGGACCCGCAAGAGTCCTACAGCTTTAGTGGGATTCAGAACACCAGTCGCCAAGGGACTCCCGTGCCTGTGGTGTATGGCGAAACTATCGTGGGATCGGTGGTGATCTCCGCTGGCATCGACGTTGACACGATCTGACATGGCGAAGAAAAAGCAGAATCAGATCATCGGCGCAGGTGGTGGCGGCGGTGGTGGTAGTCAACCAGTCGTACAGCAAACGGTCGTTGTCCAGCAGTCAGCACCCCCAGCTGTCAGAACGCCAATCCGCACGGCGGACAATCTGGCGTCTACTGCCTTTGGCAATATTCTCGATTTGCTTTGCGAAGGCGAGATCGAAGGATTCCCGTCTGCGCGTGATTACACCCGTGGCACGGATAATTACAACAAAGCACTGCTTAAAGATGTTTATCTGACTGATACGCCAATCCTGCGATCTGGCGCTGATGTAACAAATCTTACGGAAGCAGATTACAACTTCAAGGGTGTCACCGTTGAGGCAAGGTATGGCACCAACGCGCAAACCTACATTCCCAAGTTTGGTGAGACGACTGAAGACATCAAAAGCGTCAACGTAGAGATTCTTCAAGCAACGCCAGTTACTCGGCAGATCACAGACTCCAACGTTGATGCAGTGCGCGTCAGCATTGCAATTCCAAGGCTTGAGCGTGGCACTGCTGAGGGCGATGTGCTTGGCACTAGCGTCACGATCAGCATCCAACTGCAATACAACGGCGGCGGCTACACCACCGTCAAAACTGACACGATCAGCGGACGCACGGCGGACAAATACGAACGTGACTATCTGGTCGATATTGATGGCGCATTTCCTGTTGATCTGCGCGTGGTGCGTGATTCAGCAGATAGCACTGACACTGACGTAAGTCCGACCTACTTCACGGCTTACACCGAACTGATTTACCAAAAACTACGCTATCCCAACAGCGCATTGGCAGCGGTCAGATTCCAAGCAGAACAGTTCAACAATATCCCTGCACGGGCGTATCGAATTCGTGGCATCAAGGTCAAGATCCCGAACAACGCCACTGTCGATGCCGCTACTGGGCGGCTGACCTATAGCGGCACTTGGACTGGCACTTTTGGTGCTGCTCAATGGACCACCTGCCCGGCGTGGATTCTGTATGACCTGCTGATCAGCAAGCGCTACGGTTTTGGCGATCACGTTGCTGAGGCGCAACTAGACAAATTTGCCTTCTATTCGGCATCGCAATACGCCAACGAACTTGTAGACGATGGCACGGGCGCCGGCACTAAAGAAGCGCGTTTTAGCTGTAATGCCCTGATCCAAAACCAATACGAGGCATACAAGCTGATCAATGACCTTTGCTCGGTCATGCGCTGTCAGCCGTATTGGGCGACTGGTGCGCTGACGATCACGCAAGACAAGCCGACTGATTCCAGCTACCTGTTCAACCGCTCCAACGTGCTGGAGCCAGGGTTTAGCTATGCCGGCAGCGACCTGAAGACCCGCCACACAGTTGCAGTTGTCAGCTATTTGGATCTGGACAGCCGCGAGCAGAACTACGAAATTGTTGAAGACCGCGACGCCATCGACAAATACGGCTGGGTCGCTACTGAGATCAAAGCCTTTGCCTGCACCTCACGCGGTCAAGCCAACAGGCTGGGGCAGTGGATCCTTTACTCCGAACAGCAGGAAACAGAAGTCTGCAGCTTTAGCGCATCAATCGACGCTGGCGTTCTGGTCCGTCCCGGTGCTGTTGTTGACGTGCAAGACCCAATGCGGTCTGGCGTTCGTTTCGGCGGCAGGATTGTCGGCTCTGGTGCAAAGACGGTTTCGGTTGATGACACCACCGGACTGCCAAGCAAGGATGCAACGATCAGCGTCTTGCTGCCTGATGGCACGCTTGAAACGCGAACCATTGTTAGCCGCACTGGCGTTCTGATCACGGTTGACAGCAACTGGACAACGCAACCGCAGAAGAACAGTGTTTGGGTGATTCAAACCACCGCAATTCAGACCCAGCAATATCGCGTGCTGACGGTCAAAGAGCGTGAGGGCAACGTCTATGACATCACCGGACTGCTCTACAACTCCAGCAAATACGATTACGTCGAGCGTGGGTTCAAGCTGGCGACGCGCAGCATCACGAACCTAAACCCGATCCCTGCAGCACCCACCAGTCCAAAGGCAGAAGAGAAGTTTTACGCCGCCAACGACCAAGCCAAGGTCAAGATCATTCTTAGCTGGGCAGCGGTCAAGGGCATCCCGCAGTACAAGGTGCGCTATCGCGCTGGTGACGACAACTGGGAGCAACTAACGGTTACTAAGCCTGACACCGAGATTCTCGATACCCGCGCCGCCACTTATACGTTTGAGATTTACAGCATCAACTCGCTGGGTCGGCAGTCATCTGAATTTGCCAGCCTGACGTTTAACGCCATCGGCAAAACTGCTGTTCCGACTCAGGTCCAGAACCTGCGGTTTGAGGCGACCAGCGAGAAAGAAGGCACGTTGAAGTGGGACGAATCGACCGAACTTGACGTTAAAAACGGCGGCAAGGTCTACATCCGCCATTCGAGCCTGACCGATGGCAGCGCCAGTTGGAGCAACTCGGTTGACCTGATCGAGGCTGTCGCTGGTTCTGCCACTAGCGCCACGATCCCGCTGATTGAAGGCGAAGTGCTGGTCAAGTTCGCGGATGATGGCGGACGACTTAGCACCAATGAGACGAGCATCATCATCGACCTGCCCGACACGCTTGGGCGGTTGCTGGTGGAAGATCGCCGCGAGGATCAAGACGCCCCGCCATTCCAAGGCAACAAAACCGACACGTTCTACAGCGAGGAATTTGACGCGCTGACGCTGGATGGCACCGAGGATCTGGACGACAAAACGGACTTTGACGACATCCCATCGTTCGATTTTCTTGGTGACATAACCAGCAGCGGTGAATACGCCTTTACCGACACGCTTGATCTTGAGGGCGTGTTCTCGCTGGATCTGGAGCGGCGGTTTGTCACTCGCGGCTTTTACCCCGGCGACCTGATCGACGCCAAAACCGAACTGATCGACGACTGGGACGACTTTGACGGTGACACGGTGGATAAGGTCAACGCCAAGCTGCTGGTGCGCCGCACTGACGACGACCCAACCGGCACGCCAACTTGGACTAGCTGGCAGGATTTCGCCAACGGCACGTTCAAGGGTCGGGCATTCCAGTTCAAGGCTGAGTTGACCAGCACCGACACCGCTCAGAACATCCTTGTCGATGAATTGGGGTATCTGGCGCAGTTTGCTCGCCGCCAAGAGCAGAGCAGTGCAGCGGTTGCCAGCGGTGCAGGCGCCAAGGCAATCACTTTCGGCAATGCCTTCTTTACTGGTACGGCATCATTGCTGGGGACCAATAGCAACTTGCCTAGCATCGGCATCACGGCTCAGAACATGCAGAGCGGTGATTACTTCGAGGTGAGCAGCGTCAGCGCCACGGGGTTCACGGTGACGTTCAAAAACAGCAGCGACACGGCAGTGGATCGTAATTTCAACTGGACTGCTGTTGGCTATGGCAAGGCTGGTTAAAGTAGACGAAAGACTGTGTGAGCGGCTGTGGCTACCCACGATTACAACATTGCTAACGGCACGGGTAGCGCCGTCCGTAGTGACATAAACAACGCCCTCGCCGCAATCGTCAGCAATAACAGCAGCAGCACGGAACCCGCCACCACCTTTGCGTTTCAGTGGTGGGCAGATACCAATAACACCCTGCTGAAAATCCGTAATGCGGCGAACTCGGCATGGGTAACGGTTGGCGATTACAGCACTGCCAACTTCGGCTTGCTGACCAGCGCCACTGCTAACAGCACCTACTTGGCATTGGCTGGTGGCACCGTTACTGGTGCGCTGAACATTGGCACCGCTGGTTCGCTGGTGTTTGAGGGCGCCACGGCGGATGACTTTGAAACCACGCTGGCGGTTACGGATCCAACTGCTGACCGGACGATCACGCTGCCCAACGCCACTGGCACGGTTCCGCTGCTCAGCTTGGCGCAGACCTTTACGGCAGCACAACGCGGCAGCATTTCGGCAATCTCGGTTGCTTCTGGCGATACCACCAAGACGCTGGACTTTGCTACCGCTAATAACTTCGCCTTGACGCTTGCCAATACGGCATCGTGCCAGCTTGCCAACCCCAGCAACTTGACGGCAGGACAAAGCGGTTCGATCTTTGTGGTGCAAGACGGAACTGGCGGGCGATTATTGACTTACGGCAGCCAATGGGATTTTGCGGGCGGAACTGCGCCTACTCTGTCCACGGCTGCATCGGCGGTTGATCGTATTGATTACGTCGTCCGCACGACCAGTTCCATCCACGCTGTCTTCACCGCTGCTTACTCATGAGCATCATTGGTAGCAATATCCTTGCTGGCTCTAGCGGTCAGGGCGGCGGGTATGAGATCGAGCAAAGCTTGCGGTTTGATGGGAGTTCTAAACTAAGCCGTGCCTCGGCTTTTGGTAATGCCAATGCCAGTTGGACTTTAAGTTTTTGGTTTAAGAGAAGTCGTCCGCTGACAACAACAGATGGAGACTCGCAAGTTCTTGTCTGGTCCGAGCCGGGAGGAGGCGATACAAACACCGGAACTATTCAGTTCTTTTATGACAGCCGCTATACAGCAACAAAAACTAACAGAATCTTGTCAGTTTGGAGCGATACTACCGAAATGTACACTCCGGGTGTGCAGCGTGATTTTAGTGCTTGGTATCATCTTGTAATCAAATCAGCTGCTACATCAGGCACATCTGGCACGGTTACTTACTACTTAAATGGCGTCGAGCAGGTATCCAATACCGTGGCAGAGGCGTATATGTTTGGACCAAATCGCCAACCGAATATCGGCGCTAGAGCAAGCAGTGCTTATTTCAGCGGATACATGGCTGAGTTCCATTATGTGCATGGAACCACAAAAAATTATACCGACTTCGGTGAGTTTGACGATAATGGCGTCTGGCGTCCCATTGAGTACACAGGCGGTTCCTACGGCGCTAACGGCTTCTACCTAAAGTTCGACCCCAGTGCCACCAACGGCATCGGACACGACCACAGCGGCAACGGCAATAACTGGACCGCTTCTGGCTTCACCACCTCCGGCACTGGTACGGACGTGATGAGCGACACGCCGACGACGAACTATCCAACTTGGAACGCACTTGAAAGGGGTGACGATCCGGCAACCTCGATGGGCGTTGATCTTAGTGAAGGGAATCTCGTTGCGGCAATGAATCGTGATGTAGGTGATGGTGCTTGGGTTGCAAACTTCACGGTTCCTACATCAGGAAAATGGTATTGGGAAGTTGAACAGCTTACTGCTGGATCGCCTAATCCGTTTATAACGACAGGTATCATTGCTTATCCGTGGACTTGGAATAGTTCGGATCACGTTAGATACGATTCACGCGGGAGAATCGGTAAAGACTGGAATGATGTAACTTACCAAAGCGTGAGTGCGTGGGGTGCAGGTTATGGCAGTGCAAGTGATGTTTGCGGAGTTGCTGTTGATGCAGACAATAATACTGTCCAATTTTATAAGAATGGGACATCTCAAGGGACAACAGAGTCTTACTCTGGCAGCACATATACCTATGTCCCGCATTGCACGACCGCTGCAAATACTGCCCAGAACGTGCGTTACAACTTCGGTCAACGCGCCTTTGCCTACACCCCACCGACCGGCTACAAGGCACTGAACACCGCCAACCTGCCCGCGCCGGACATTGCGGATGGGTCGCAGTATTTCAATACGGTGCTTTATACGGGTACGGGTACAACCAATGCTCGAACTGATGTTGGGTTCCAGCCTGATCTTACTTGGATAAAAACTAGAAGCATCGGCAGTAATCACAGTTGGTACGACGTACTTAGAGGCACAAATAAAGTTATAGGTTCTAGTGCGCAGGACCCTGAAATTACGGACGGCAGCGTAACTCCAACAGCCACAGGTTTTACGTTGGGTAGTGATAACACCAGCTTTGGATCTACTAACTACAGCGGTGCTACCTACGTCGCTTGGAACTGGCTTGCAGGCGGCGCTGGCTCAAGCAACACCGACGGCAGCATCACCAGCACGGTAAGCGCCAACCCCTCCGCTGGGTTCTCGATTGTTATTTGGAACGGATCCGCTGCAAATGGCACGGTTGGGCATGGCTTGGGAGTGGCACCTAGTCTGATAATTTTTAAGCGTCGAAACGCTACTACTAGCTGGCCGGTCTATCACTCAACCATTAGTCCAAGCAACGTTCTTTATCTGAACGAAACTGCTGGTCAAGCATCGTCTGGCAACTCATTTGGTTCTACTCCAACGGCTCCGACAAGTACTCTTTTTTCGGTAGGCGATAAAGGAGACACTAACTATGGCACTATGGTTGCCTACTGCTTTGCCGAAGTCGAAGGCTACAGCAAGTTCGGCAGCTACGTCGGAAATGGTTCCACAACAGACGGACCTTTTATTTGGTGCGGCTTCACTCCCAGATGGATTCTAATTAAGTGGTATCAGGACGTGAACAGTGCAGAATCGTGGCACATTTACGACACTGCGCGTCAAACATACAACGCCAATAACACTATACTTCAACCTGATTATGCTGGTATTGAGGAGACACCTTCTGACCGCTATATCGACATCTTGAGCAATGGATTTAAGCCCCGCCAAAACGGACAGCAGATCAATCGCTCTGGTGCGTCTTACATCTTTGCCGCCTTTGCTGAGCATCCATTTGGCGGCTCCGGTGTTTCGCCCGCCACTGCTCGCTAAGATTTAGCTATGGGATTCCTACTCAACGGTCAGCCGCTCCGCGTTGGTCGCCCCTTCACTGATGCTGACGGGGTGCAATACCCCTCGAACTGGCTTCGCCTTGCTAGCGAGGCTGATAAAGCTGCAATCGGCATTACTTGGGAGCCTGACCCTGCCCCAGTTGATACCCGCTTTTACTGGGACCACGATCTCCCTAAGCGGCTTGAAGATGAGCCTGCGGTGGATGAAGACGGCGACCCCGTGCTGGATGCTGACGGCGTTCAGATCATCAACAAAGGTCTGAAGACTGAGTGGGTCAAAAAGCAGAAAGAAATCGCTGGCAGCCTGTTTGCCCCAACCGACTGGTACATCATCCGCAAGTCTGACACTGGCATTGATGTGCCTGCAGCAGTCAAGCAATACCGCGACAACGTTCGCATCACCAGCGGCTTGCGCGAAGACCAGATCGCCCAAGTGACTACCACCGAAGAACTGGCAGCACTGGTGACAAATCCTGCGGAAGTCTATTTCGAGGATCAAAACGCCCACATGCCGAATCCTGAACCCCACCTCACCCCTTGGCCTGAGGCTGACTGATGGCGGTCAAGTCGAAGACGGCACTGGGGCGGGTTGAGCACAAAGCCGGTCGCCCCAAAACAACATCCCAGGGTTACGGGCAACATTCCCGCCCTCGCCGTCGCGGTAAGAAACCCTTGCGCGGTCAAGGCAGATAAATGAACAACCGGCTGTCGTTGCTCGGTGGTGCACTCGCATTGCTAACCACTGTTGTGGCGACAACGGTCACCATCGACTCGCGCTACGCCAAGTCTGCCGAAGTCAAAGAACAGTTCTGCCAAGCACGCAAACAACAACTGCGTGATCGCATTTTTGAACTGGATCTAAAGGCGGACAAAACACCAAACGACAAAGCCTTGCGAGAATACCTACAGCAACAACTCAACGACGGCTGCTAGCCGTTTTGCTGCTGTGGACAAAATCAACATCGAGTTGATTGGCGGCATTCTTGCTATCGCCGTACAGGCTGGTATTGCTGTCTGGTGGGCAAGCGGCATCAACTCCAAGCTTTATCACGTCGAACACGAACTGATGAAGATGGGCATGAACGTCGAGCAAAACACGGAGTTCCGCATCCTCTGGCCGCGGGGCGAAATGGGAGCTTTACCTGACGACGTTAAACAGGATTCCGCAATTCAGGTATTGCAAGCAGAAGTGGAGCGACTTAGACAGCGGACAGTATGTAATCGCTAAATGGACTCCCAAAGGTTAGAAAACTGGAGGAAAGTAAAAGAAGGACTTGAAAAGGCAGGCAAAACCGATTGTGACTACTACCGGCGAGCGGTTGTAATTCTGCAAGGACAACCGGATCCTTGGCGTCCACCTTCGATAAAATAATTACAACGATTGACGCCCGTGGACCCCTTTCTGACGCCACTAGCCACGGCAGCGATCATCGCTGGGGTCGGCGCACTATGGCGCATCGACAAACGCGCCAGCATCATGGACACCCGAATGGCCTTGATCCTGGAGCAAATCACCGCGCTGCGGAGCGATCACAAAGAACGGCTCGACGATCACGAGCGCCGCATACGCACCATCGAACAGAAACTGTGACCACCATCGTCCACTCCACCCGCTTTGAAGGCGGCTTTGCACTGGAGCAACTGGAGAACGAGCGAAACGAGATTTACTACCGGGCCTGCAAGGACAGCATCTGCCGGTATGCCGAGGACGAATACATCGCCCGCATGTACCTAGAGGGCATGGGCTGGGACCCTATGCAGCCTCCGCTTCCCGAGGATCAATCCACTCCTCAATCTCAACCTCCAAGCGTTGATCCCAAAAATCCTGCTCCCGAAACCACTCCCGCCACTCCCGACTCGCCTTCCGCACATTGCACGACAGACAAGCCGGAATCAGATTCCTCGGATGGGTATGCCCGCCTTTACTTTTAGCCAGCACATGATCGAGTGTTGCTGATCGCCCCAGATCCGAATTGCAGTAAGCACACCGATTTCTCCACTTCCAAATTATTTCTTGCCTAAACCTTAACTTGGCCTCCTTTTTATTTAAGTATTCGCCACCCTCTATGCGATGGTCCATACCTAGGCGTCGCTAGTCAGAAGGTAGCCGCAGAAACACTTAAGTGCTGGCTCTTCTTATCTAGTACAGCTAAACTTTCGCAAGATTCCAGTATTCAATGGATCCCACGACTCTTGCAGCCATCGCAATCCTGGCTGCCGCCGGAAGCGAAATCCTCACCCTGCTGCCCATCCGCAGCAACAGCTGGGTGCAACTGGTGATCAGCGTCCTCAACGCCATCTCCAGAAAAAAGTCCTGACCACGACCTGGCTGGTGCGATTCAGTACGAGGGATTGGCGCGACAACGTCCACCAAGCGGCAAAGGACTTCAAGTTCCAAGCCACCCTCAAACCCCGGCTGGATCGCACCATCGAGGACTGGCACGCAGCACAACCCGAAGCACTCAAACCTGTGGTGAGAGAACACGCTGACGGGGGTTTCAGTATCCACGCTCCCTGGTCCGATGGCGCAAAACAAGATCCGCCTAGCTGATCTCTTCCGGTACTACAAAGCGCTGCCCCACCAGACAGCTGCTATTACCGAGCTAGAGGAAGCCATCAACAAGGCCAACCCCCACGTGCTGGGGCGCGACCAGGGCTGGTTCAAAACCTGGAGTGTGGCCGGCAAACAGACCAACTTCCCCAACACATGGGAAGGCGTGCTCGAAGCCGCCCGAGTTGCTGGAGCAAAATTTCCCGAACTCGTCGCCGCCCAGTGGGCTTGCGAATCAGGTTACGGCAAACATGTATCTGGCCGAAATAATTTTTTCGGCCTAAAAGGGGATGGCACCGCCACCAAAACTCAAGAATTTATCAACAACCAGTGGATCACAATCACCGACAGTTTCATTGATTTTCCCGACCTCGTCTCCTGCGTCATCTACCTCGTAGATCGCTGGTATCGGGACTATAAGAAATACAAAGGCTGCAACAACGCCGCCACCCGCGAAGAAGCAGCCAAGTGGCTGGTGAAGGAGGGCTATGCCACCGACCCCAACTACGCCGAAAAACTAATCAAGCTCATGAAAGAGCACGCTGGAACTGAACCAGCGATCAAGCCTCACGAAAAAATTCTGAAGGTGCCGTATGAGTACCAGCTTGGAGCTGACGATGGCCCCCAGGGTTACCGCCAGTGCTTTAGCTCCAGCTGCGCAATGGTGGCTCGCTTCTACGGCAAGATCTCGGGCGACTACGAATACAACAAAGTCCGCGCCCGCTTCGGCGACAGCACCAATCCCCAAGCCCAAAAGGCCGCTCTGCATTCGCTGGGACTGAAGGCCGAGTTCGAGATGGATGGGACGGCGGACATGCTGATCGAAGAAATCTCAAACGGCCACCCGGTTGCAGTCGGCTGGCTCCACCACGGACCCGCGAGTGCCCCAACCGGCGGCGGCCACTGGACCGTCGTTGTCGGCTACACGCCAACCCACTTCATCCACAACGACCCCTACGGCGAAGCCAACCTTGCCGCCGGGGGCTACTCCAACCACAAAGGTGGTGCTGGCGCGGCCTACTCCCGTAAAAACTGGTTACCACGGTGGCTCGTGGACGGACCTGACACGGGCTGGTACATGAAAATTCGCCCATGACGCCATGCGCCCCATCGAACACTCGACCGAGTCCTGTTTCCACAAAGCGGCCACCGACCAATGGTTAGTTGACCGCTTCAACGCCGGCGATTACCGAGGTTTGCTGGAGGCGGCGCTAATCCTCAACACGCTCCACCAACTGGAAAAAACAAAAGCCAGCTGGGCTATCCAGGAAGCGGCGGATAACCTAGCTGACCATTACGGACTAGACCGCGACTCAGCCTAGTTTCTGGAGCGTGTACTTCTGGTATAGACCGGTATAGGTCCCGTGCAGTGGATGGCTCACTTGGTCACGGCCATCCTTAAAGAACAGCTCGTCCAGATAGTCAGCCCGCGCCATCTCGGCAGCGGCCTTGGTGAAGTTGAGCTTGGGAGGAGGCGTCATTTTCCTTCAGCGGCTTTTTTGCGTCGCCTGTCCACCAGGCTGGGGCTGGTGTGCGAACGAGCCAGCTTAGGTTTCTTGGCCGCCTTCGGGGGCACATCCACCCGGCAATTCGGGTAACGATTCTGGGCAAATTGAATCGCCTGCTGGAGCGACTCCGCCCGAATCAAATCCCGCATAGCGCCCTGCCCGCCAATCCAAATCATCAGCTCGAACAGCTCAGACTTTTCCGAGCTGGTGCGGGACCGACCTTCCCCGAGTCGCTGGGACTTCTCGAAGTCCTCTTTCCACTGCATGACTGCGTTGTTCATGACTTTCGGTAGGAAGGTTCTTCAATGCTGTGCACAGCCACCAGGCTGTTGGTGCAATCTGCCGCAGCGCGTGCCGCAACTACTGCCCTCTCGTAATTCGGCCAGCTGGAGGCATCCTCCCTATTGCTGGTGACACCAATACCTTTTCCGGGTCCATAGATCGCAGTGACCCAGCGGTCTCCCGCCATCACGACGTAGCGCGTCATTTCAAATTAAAAATTTACTGTGTAAGCTTAAGGATTATACCGGACTCGGACCAGACTATGAAGCATTGCGACTGAGTCTTATGCGTCTTTACCTGACTCATTTTTGTCTTGCTTGGAGCGTTGTCTGCCCTCTACCCGCCTTTGGACTGATTCTGCCCAAGCCTCCTTATCCGCCTGCTCGGCAATGCCATATTCCTGCGGCTGGATCTGAGAAAGCGCCGAATAAACGAACTCGCGCAGCATGGCGGTTACGCGCACGCCTCTTTCAGCTGCCAAGTTTTCGGCCAGTTTGTACCGATTGGAGTCCAGCAAGAGCTGGCAGTACATTTTTGACCCGTGTTTCAGCGGCATCGCCCTACCTCTAGTCTCCTACACAATAGCATACTGAGACACAGTAGACCTACCACCTGACATCCCGATCCACACCTTTTCTCCACGCATTGGCCTGAGCCACCCGAGCCCCACCCCTCTGCTTGGAGCATCCTTTCCGAATCCCCCGCGCCCACTCCAAGAAAGCGGCAGCCCTCTGCAAATCCGCCGTCTTCGCCAGCCGAATCTCCTTATACAACCACTCCAGCATCATCTCCCTGCCGGTGCGACTCATGAGACTCGTTCTTCGACTAGATCAATCAGGGGTTTAATCGCCAGGATCCGATGATCGGGGTAAACCCGCCGGGTGTACTGCTGTGCCGTGTAAACGTCTGGGGCTTCCATGTAAATGTTCTCGGTCGCCCCATGCTTCGGGTACAGAGTCACCCGGTATTGGGTGAGTTTGATTGGATTATTTGGCGTCGAGCCAACTGCTTCCGACATGAGCTTCCGCTAGTGCTGGAACTTTTCCTAGCCACTCTGACTCGGCCTTTTCCATTGTGGTCTGAAGAATTTCAGCCCATTTTTCGGCTACATCTTCACGCGCAACGAGGATGATTTCGTCGTGCACGACCCCGGACAGCCGAACTTCATCCTCACCGCTCTGGAGCAATAACGGCCAGAGCATTCCCAGTGTCCGCTTGAGAACCGCCGCGCCAGCAGCCTGTATCGGCGTGTTGCAGCGCGTGGTGAGTTTGTTGTGGTCGCCAGGAAGAAACCGCCGGAGGTTCGAGACGCGAACCCGGACCTGACCAATTCCCTTAGTCGTGTCAGCCGCATGAGCAGCTCGACGCTGCCATGCGTTGATGCCCGCATAAGCAGCGTGGAATTTCTGGCGGACTTCCGATGCTTCATCCAAATCCATTTCGATACCCATCCCAGCGGCGTACTGCCGCAGACCCTTTGCGCCCGATCCATATAAGAGTCCGAAGTTGGCCGACTTGGCGATCTGACGCTGCTCCTTGGTGACAGCCTCCTCGGGCACGTCATAGATCTCCATCGCAGTCAGCGTATGCAAGTCGAGCCCGTCTTGGAAGGCTCCAATCATTAGTTCATCCTGTGCTTCCGCCGCCGCCAACCGCAGCTCCATCTGCGCGAAGTCGGCCACCACCATCTTCCAACCAGCTGGAGCCTGCACACAGATCCTGAACCGTGGATCCCTAGGCACCTGCTGCAGATTCGGGTTCCGGCAACTCATCCGAAAAGTATCTGCCCCGGCCTGCATATAGCTGGCACGGATATATCCATCCGGCTCCAGGTGACTGATCAGCGTCTCCACCATCTGGCGCCGCTTCTCAACCTTCTTCCACTTCAAGTACGTGCGAATAACCGAGTGCTCGGCCACGTACTGCTGCATGGTGACCCGATCCACGCTCGGCTTTTGGGTCTTCTCACTGATTGGAACTTGTCCCAGGATCACCGTGAATTTTTGCCGCAGCTGTGCCGGCGAGTTGATATTGAACCCGGCCAGCTTCTTGGTGCCCAACCGCACGTGACCCTCAGCCTTAGCCCGAAGATTCAGCGACCCATCAGGATCACGCGGCAACTTGTGCTCCTCGGGCAGCGCCTCATCCAACTCCTGAATGAATTGCTCACCCAACTCGACCTGTTCTTTGCCGAGATCTTCCTGCAGCTGGAGCAGCAAATCTTTGTCGAACGGCAGGCCATTCCGCCAGAGCGACGCCATCGCCGGCAGCGCAATGCACTCCAGCATCCAAGCCTTGTGCAGATTGCCGGTGGCCATCATCTGCTGGATCGGGTTGTAAAGCTCCATCAGCACGCGCACGTCATTGGCGCCGTACTCCAGTTGCGACATGGTCAGTTCCGCCGACCAATCGCTGCGCTGCTCTTCCTTACTCAGCTCCTGCTTGAGATACCGCTTCACCACTGACTGGAGCGTGTGCGGATGCTTCGGCAGGATCATGCCATTGGTCAAAACCCGGCTGGCGAGCATGGTGCAGAACACCATCCCGCCCGGATAAATCCCGTGCGCCTGCAGCCACCCCAGGTCAAACACCGCGTTGTGGGCAACCCATTTCCGCGACTCAGAAAAGAACTGGCGCAGCGTGTCCCAACCTGCGTCGTCTAAGTCCCAGCAGTCGATCACCACGGGTAACCGATTGTGGGTAGCCAGCTGGAGCAAACGCATCTTGCCCTCAGCCGGCTGGAGCTGAGTGGTCTCGCAGTCAAACGCGACGACTTCTGCATCCTGCAGAGTGTCGAGGTGCTGCAGGCCAAGTAGGAAGTTCATGCCAAGTTAGGCAACCGAATCCTTACTCTAGCACACTAACAGTCTCCCGTGCCGGACAATCCGCCGCGTAGACCGAGCCAGCCTCTGGAATCCCAAGCAGGCACCTGTGCTCCCAGTGCACGCAGTTCCGACAAGTCGCCCCACCATCCAAGCGGGCATACTTCCGCATCATCACCTCACGCTTCATTTCCACCCGCCCTGCTGGAGTTTTGTTGTAACACTTGCAGCAATAGATGGGGTTGCGAGTGTTCTTGCCGCAGCTGTAGCAAAGCCGCTCATTGATGTTCAGCGAAACCTGAGTCATTGTTTTTTGAATAGAGAACAATCCTGGGCAAAAGTTCCACCAGCTTCGGGTAGTTGCATGGTGCAACCCTTGTTATCCCAGTGGATGCAGTCATAACAAGCATCGCCCTCAAGGGTATCAAGCTTCATGTATTTGAGAACTGCCTCCTCAAACTTTTGAAGCTTCTCAAAGTGCTTCATTTGAGACGCATCAATCTCAAAAGAAGTCGCAGCGTATCCACAAGTAAGACACTTGCGTCTAATCCGCGTGGCTGGAACCCGTTGCCGCACCTGAGGTTGGCGGTCCCGTATTTCTGTGGCGCGGAACGTTTTGTTACCGCACTTCGGACAAAATTTCACTTAAGCCAAGTCCAAGCCTGATTGTTACAGATACGCCAAGCGTGTTTTTCATCAACATCAAATTCAAAGGCCAGTTGCCTGTAAGACCAGCCATCTTTCTGCAGCTGGCGCATTTTGCGAACCAGCTCAGGCGTTAGAAGTGCAGCGATGTTTTCCTCGCCGCGTTTGAATTTGACTCCTTGGGGCATTTGGTTAGTCATTCCAGTGACGAATAACTCCGGCGCAAATGAAGAGGTTTGTGGTCATGTAAGCGCTGAGGATAAAAAGACGCACCAGTGCAACCTGATCAGCGATCCGATTGTGCTGGTGCGCTTTTTCACCGACAGCGAGGGCGAGAACTCGCCACCAATGCCTCATTTCTCGACGTAAGCCTCCGTGGCCATCCGGTTAATGAGGCGAGTCAAGTACCACTGAGCCTTGCGGGCATCTTCGTATGCGTCATTTTTTAACCACATACGACTGAGATACTTGATAACCTGCCATTGAAGGCCCCCAAGCACAGGATCGGGCGCGGCCTTCACCCAGTCTTCGAGCACATCAATCACCTCCGTCTTCCCAGCTGTGTAGTGGGCGGGGTGATTAACGGAATCCACAGAGGTCAGTCGAAATTCGTTCATCCTTTAGATGCCTGAACGGTTTGATCGCCCTGGTAGCGCCCGGTCACTGAATAGTCGTTATTCGGCAGGAGTGACATCTTGTGGAACACAATCTGCGCAATCCGCATTCCTGGCCAAAGCGGCACAGGGTGAAGTACACGAGCATTCACGAGTTCGAGCGTGAGGCGGCCCTCATAGCCCGGGTCGATGTACCCGGCCATAAGGTGTTCGATCCCTTCTCGCGCCCGACTGGACTTAAGCGCGAGTTGCCCCGCAACAACGTTTGGGACCTTGAACTGCTCCAGCGTTTCCGCCAGTACGAACTCGCGTGGCTGGAGCATGAACGGCGCTTCCTTCGTATGCCCAGCGATCGAGAAAGGCTGTAGCTCGGAAGTCTGCTTGTCCTCAATCAGGAGATTCTCGCCAAGCCTTACGTCCAAGCTGGCCGGATTGACCAGCGTTGGATCGTAAGGATTGACCATCCCCCTTTTGCTGAGACAAACAATCTCGTAATCAGGAAGGATTCCCATTCCGCCTCAAACGTTGACGGAGACGGGAGTTGCATCCTGCTGGATCGAGACGTGCTTCCAGGTCAGGCCGTACTTGATGCTGTAGATCACGTTGGCGGCCACGCCGTAATCCCGAGCAATCTTGGCAGCGGACTCACCAGCCTCAAGACGAGACTTAATGGTGACGACCTTGGTTTCGTTCAGGATGTTGCGACGCCCCCGGCGGGTGCGGCTGGTTGCCTTGGGCTTGGCGGCGACAGTGGCCTTAGCCACCGGGGCACTAGCAGGCTTGGAATCCAGAGAGACACTTACGGAACCACCAAGAATCGACTGGAGCTTCGAGAGAGTTTCAGTCAGTTCCTTGTGTTGAGAGTCAGAAAGGATGTGCATTTGCATGGGTTGGAACGTGGGGACTTTAGTGCAGAGGGAGCTATTTGGTTAGCTCGATCTGAATGGCTGCCTGAAAGTAGCCAGCCATCTTCATGCGGCGGTACTCGCCTTTGGCATCGTCGGTCTGCTTGTCTTCAAGCAGCTCATACCGATGCCTGGATTCATTGAGTGCCGAGCGGGTGTCGATGTTGAGCATATTCAGCTCATCATCCGAGAGCTTGTCCAGCTCATTGAGATAGACGACCCGATTCAACAGAAACGAGCGATAGAAGGGAATCAGTGTGCTTTCAGTCATCAATCAGCCGAAGTAGTCCTGTCGTTTTTCTTCGACCCAAGCATCGTATGCGGCACGATCAGCGAACTCGTGCTTGAAGCAGTCGGGCACGGCCAGGTCAGTCCGACGCTTCTGCTGGCGCAGTTCGCGCAGATCGTTCCAGTTGTACCCGCGTGATTGGCGGTAGTAGTCGGCGTACCAGTCAGTCATGCGAAAAAATTGGGGTCTTGGTGTTTTAAGCGGGTGAGATCAGTAAGTCTCAGTTTGAGAATCTCGTGGATGGCAGCGCTGGCGAGTTTGCTGGAGCAAATCGTGTCGCTGGTGGTGAAAACGTAGATGAGGTGGCGGTAAAGCTGGGTCAGGGTGCGGACCTTGACCCAGT